GATATTATGTGATTTATAATATTATCCGAACTATATCAATAGTTTGTATACATTAAATCCTTCTGATATATAAGTAATATATTACTGTTAATATTACAGTTTAACTAATATATATATAACAAAGATGATATTATGTGATTCATAATATTGTCCGAACTATATCAATAGTTTGTATACATTAAATCCTTCTGATATATAAGTAATATATTACTGTTAATATTACAGTTTAACTAATATATATTAAATAAAGATGATATTATGTGATTTATAATATTGTCCGAACTATATCAATAGTTTGTATACATTAAATCCTTCTGATATATAAGTAATATATTAATTTTTTTATAATTTTAATATAGATATTGATGTTATACTATCTATTCTAGTAATAAAATGTGTATATAGACTTTCAAAAGGAGGTACATATTACCAACAATATTAGCATTATTTTATTATAATTTAGAAATTATTTTATTATATAATATAATATGGATAATCATATTTTTAAATCATGTAAATTAGATAATGAACAAAAAATAATAATAAAAAAAAATCCACATTGCGGTGAATTTTTTTGTACACAATCTTCTAATAGTGATTTTTATAATAAAAATTTTATATATAATTATGATAATATACCATTTATTAAAAATTATAAAAATAATGATCATGAATTTAATAGTGTTAATAATTCAGAAGAATTAAGATCATTTTTATCAATATTATTTTTTTTAGTATCAAAAATTGATCAAGATATAGTGAATATTATATACACAGGAAATATAAGAGAAAGAAATATCAATATGTTAATAAAAATGTTTCCTAATATTAAATGGTATTTAATAAGTTCTACATTTAATAAAGAATTATTTAATCATGAACAAATTATAGAAATTAAAAATGAAACTTTTACAGATGATATTGCAAAATATTATCATAATATATTCAAAAAAACTAAAAATAAATTATTTTTTATATCAGATATAAATTCATTAGATGATATAGAACAACTTCAAATTAATAATCAACATGCAAATTGGCATAAAATTATTAATTCTGATTATAGTTATTTTAAATTTAGATGTCCTTTACAAGAAAATAAATATAATTATTATGAAGGAAGACTATATATACAACCATTTTCATCTTTTAGATCAAATGAATTAAGAATGCTATTAAAATCAGACTTAGTTAATAAAACATATAATGTAGAAGAATATAAAAGCAAAATTAATTATTTTAATAATGTGTTAAGATCATCGTACTATATAAAACAAATAATAGATGATAATAAAATATTTGATCATTGTTATGATTGTACATATTTTAGTTATCTTATTAAGAATTATTTAAATAAATTTAAGTATAATTATCAAAAAACAGATGATTTATTAAAAATAATGATTGATATTAAAAATAAATTAACATCAGATAATAAATTAGGAGGATATAATTTATCAAAAAAAGAAATATTTGCAGAAAAAAAAGGAGTAATATATGATAAATTAATGATAACACCAGAAGGTATATATAGTATAACAACTAAAAGAGATGGTCATCAAATACTTAAAATAATAAAACAAATTATAGGTAATACTCATACTAAAATAATTACAGATTTAACAGGTAATGTAGGTGGTGATACTATATTATTTGGTTTAAATTTTAAAAAAGTATATTCTATAGAATATAATTTAGAAAATTATAAAGCATTAGAAAATAATGTAAAAGTATTTGATTTAAAAAATGTTGAATTATTTTATGGAGATTCTACAAAAATATTTAATTGGTATACAGATGTATTATATGTAGATCCACCATGGGGTGGGCCTAATTATAAAACTCATAAAAATTTAGATTTATATTTAGGAGAAATAAGAATAGATAAATATATTTATAATATATTAAATAATAATAATAGACCAAAATATATTTTTATAAAAGTTCCTAGTAATTATTATTTTCAAAGATTATATGATATTAAAGAAAAAATTAAAATAACAGTTCAAAAATTTCAAATAAGACGATATAATATGGTAGCATTATATTAGAAATAAAAAATTGATAGATTGCTCGCAATTTAGCAATTAATTTAATAAAAAACAAAGTTGGCTATACCGATATTATCTCAAAAAAATTGATAGATTGCTCGCAATTTAGCAATTCCTTTATTTGACTCGCTTAGCTCCTCAAATAAAAAAATTGAAAAAATAATTGTCTATCTGTTTTCATAATATTTATTATAACTTACAAATTTTCTAAGATGGCCTTTGTCAATGAAAATAAACTCGATTGTTCCGCAATGGTAAACAATTTATATACAATTTATGGTATTAAATTGTTTGATAAATACCTAATTTCTGGTATTTCTGGTTCCCCATCCCATTTTATTCCAGAAAGTCCTCCATTATTACGTGTTACTCAATTAGAAAAAGAAATCTCAGAAGTGAAACGCAATTATGTAGATTGTGTTAATGAATGGATATCAAAATCATCTAGAATTGTTGACAGATTGATTAAATTGAGTAAAATGCAAGAAAAATTTTCAGTGCAGGAATCTAAAGACATGTATACTGATGTTGAACTTACAATCAGTCGTGCATTTAACTTTTTTTCTGAATTGCAGCAAAAACAAGAACTTAAACCTACTGATCCTAAAGAAATTGAAGCAGAAACCAGATTTTTTCAAGCGTGTTTTAAGATGCGTTTTAAGGAAGCTATCCAAGACAAGAAACCCGAAAGCATCGCCATAATAATGCAAAATGCCAGTGAAAAGTGGTCTGAATATACTCTTGCTGAACGGCAGCGGTGGTTAAATGGATTCAAAAAGTCTGGTAAATCAACGATTGATGACTTTATTGGGCCTGTTCTAAATCCTATGTAGGGGAGTTTACTTTTGGCGCTCTAGTTGGGAAAATTTATGGTTTGTTTTGTGTGTGTATTTTTTTATGTTTTACATTTTATCTACAAAATCACTTAATTTTTAATTTATACTAACAATAGGGCAGTAAAAATTGATAGATTGCTCGCAATTTAGCAATTAATTTAATAAAAAACAAAGTTGGCTATGCCGATATTATCTCAAAAAAATTGATAGATTGCTCGCAATTCCTTTATTTGACTCGCTTAGCTCCTCAAATAAAAAAATTGAATATTTTTGTATATATTAGTATATATAATTTTATATAAATTAATTACTACGATGTTATCTGTATACTCTGTTCCTTTTGTCACTCACCCCAGCCACATTGACATTGACACAGACTTAAAGACTAACATCTCTGATTCTGATACTAACATTAGCAACTCCGGTTCTGAGTCTGATACTAACATCAGCGACTATGAAACTGATCTTATTAAACCAGAATTTGAACCTTATATAAATGGTAAATTTCTTTCATGTATTTCTAAATTTCAAAGAAACGATTTAAAAAATCAAATTGATAGTGCTAAAACAGATGAAGATATGAAAACTATAATTGACAACTTTACAAAAATTTTGGATGAGCAACTAATCTGTGTACAATTTTGCATTATAATGAAGAGATTTTACAATTTTTATCATGAAGATTTGCCAGATGAATTTAATGAAATTATTAATAAAATTGAAGAAAAATCAAGCAAGACTAACATTTTAAAAGAAAAGATTCATAATTTATTTGTACTATTTGAACAGTATGATAAACAAAATTCTGATGAAGATGAAGCATTTTTTGAAAATATGTCAGATTGTTACTCTGAAGAAGATAATGAATTGTGAAATTTATATTATGGTGATATTTTGAAGTGTTATTGAATGCATTTATTATTTAAATTTGCTTTTTTTATATTTTAATTTATATTGTATTATATATGGAAACTATTACAGCGGGGAAGAAAACATAACAAAGTTATGTTTTTTATTGATTAACTCAAATGAAATGGAACTTTGTTCAAGTTTATTAAATTCTAACTTTATTAGAATTTGACACGATTTAAAATTATTCCTTGTACATTTTAGGATTTTTCTTATATTTCTTCTTTTGTTTTAATTAAGAATGATTTGAAGTAATTTTTATAAGTTTTTAATTCAATATATTTTATGGATTTTTAATTGATTTCTTAATTAAGTCATAACTCATAGGTTCATCATAAGAAAACTCTTTAATTTTTCTTATGGAGTACCCAGAAAGTATTATTTATCTATATAAATATATCGCATTTATGGGGACTTTTTTTGTCTCATATTTCTCTTCGGTTGGTGTAATATAATTTTTTAAATATTTTAAATTATTTAACCATATATCTTCATTTGATAACAAATATTGCTCATATTTAGGATCATTAATAAAACTAGTCCATTTGTCATATATTTCTTTATTTTTCATTATATTTTTTTTTATTACACTATCTGCGAAGCAAATATTTCAATAAAAAATATAATTGCACTAAACAAAACAATAATATGTAAATAGTAGGCTATGATAATTAATTTTCTAAGACTTATATATATGTCATATGAAAATAAATAATCTATTATTTCCTATAAAAATATTTCTGATTTGAAGAAACTAATCCCCAAATGTTTACTGATTATATCAATAGTTTTTTATTTGTCATGAAACTCGTGCCAGTGCACGTCTCTCTCTCATGTTAAAGTGTACGTACATTAAGTGTACTTTTGAAATGTACAAAATAAAAATATCTAAAAGATTAATATATATTATATTATAATATGGAGTGTACTCCAAAGAACCATTGTCGATGTAATATATGTGACAAATTATATAGTTCACGTCAATCTTTATGGAATCACAACAACAAATTTCATTTAAATATAGTACCGGAATCCGCCAAAACCCCGCCAAAATCCGCCAAAACTCCACCAGAATCCGCCAAAAATACATCTGAAAATAATAATATTATTTGTGAATATTATTTCTAATCACTTGGTATGGATTAATATCTCTTTTTTTTTTATCTAGTTCTTCAATTTTCTTTTGTAATTTATCAATCGTTAATTCAATCGATTTAATTTCACTTTCTATTTCTTCTTGTTGAATAATAAGTTTTACATTTTCCTGTGTTTCCGGTAATAAATTTTTCTCCTTTTCAAATAAAATATTTTCTCTATGATTTTTAAGTTCATTATTTATAAAAAGTTTTGACATTTTTTCATCAAGATATTCTCTATTCCATACTTTTTTACAATTCATACAATGTGGATCTTGAATATTTAATAAAATATATTTCTGAACACATTTATTACAACTTTCAAATAAACAATAACAACATATTATTTTTTTATGTGTTATTTTATTAAAATGTTCTGTACATACAATACAACTAGTTTTATCTTCTTTTTCTTCCATAATTATTATTATTATTTCTTTAATTAAAAAATTCATTTTTAAATTTTTT